AGACTCCATTTTATCAAGGCGCGACACTATTGGAATATTCTCCAATTTGATTATGTAGCGAAGGCCAGCAATCAGTAGAGCAATAGATCCCAATACTGAGGCAACTAGCGTTGCAAGCTCGGGAGCTGGCATTACTTGATTCTGCCGTATCGCTCGTAGTTAGGGTTGAGCCAATTGATGATACTAGGCAAGACTGATACGAGAGCTGCATTGGCAATTGCATCGACATCTAGGCCGACTGCTAGATAGGTCGCTAGTGCCGTTGCTAGGAATGTCTTTGCCCAACTCTCTGCCATCTTCTTTAGGTCGCTCATTAGCTTCTCCTTCGAGGTTGAAATAACTGCCATCTTTATCTCCCAAAGTTGTAAATGAAATATGGAAATGCGACCGGTGAGGATTAGCGCCTTTATAGGTTCTGCGCTTCCATCCCAGTATCGGACTCATAATCTTTCCATCGTAGATTATGTATTTGATTCGCTTATCGCCCTTCTTGGCTAACTTGCGAATCTTCTCCACTAATGCGTAAGCCTCTTCTTTATGGGCTGATAAATCAGCATCAATATCTAAAGCTCTAACAATTCCATCGACTGGTATATGGTCAGAACTGCCTTTAGCAAGATGCCTAGCATCAGCAATCCAGCCATCAGACTTCCTATCGCGATCAGGATAATCGTCATCGATTTGCTCCCGAAGCTGAATACCTGCTGCGCATAATCTGGCCATTATCTATAAAGATTGTGCTAAAGCCCTAACGCTTTTAGGTCATCGGCGGTTAGGCCGAGTGCTGCAAGTTTTGCCTCGGCCGCTGCTTTGGCTGCTAACCTTGCAGCTATTTCATCTTTTCTTTTTTGACCTTCGGCCTTGTCTTTTGCATATTGCGCCAATTCCTCAGCGTTCATTGGGCGTTCTATTCTTTCGCCTTGTGCATTATGATAAACAATTATATTTTCCATTTTAACTTACTCCATATACATACATAGTTCCTGAAAGCGTTCCTGAATCTGTGTAAATCGTTACTGTGGTGATAGCGGCTGAATTATCATATATGCCTGTTCCAGTAAAAGTCTGCCGACCTAAATCTGGCGTTAAAGCGGTTGAATATGCGGTGCTACCAAAATCAAAGAAAATCCTATCGGTATCAGTATAACGATATAGATTTATTGTTCCATTAGCCAAACTATTGCCTGATTCATTGGCATAAACAAAATGAACATTGGTTGCTGATTGTTCGTTATAATAATCAAAAGCAGTATTTTGCGCTACATAAACGCCGCCATAGTAATAATTTCCACTTGTATCACTATTAAACCTGTATCTTATAATATCGCCGCCTGATGAATTAGCATCTCTTAAAAGTAACAATAGATGCTTATAGTCTTGGCTGATTGATGCCGTTGTATAACTTGCGCCAGATAAAGTGTTTGTTTGTAGCAGAGTCATACCACCACCGCTTGCAGGTGCTACCCACTTAAGGCCTGTTGCTTCAGTCGAATCAGCAGTTAATACTGTTCCATTAGCTCCAACTGCCAATCTAGCAGGAGTATCAGCAGCCGTTGCACTTATCAAATCACCTTTAGCATCTACAATTGCATTTTGGATTGCATTGGAATCATCTTGGGCAACCCAACTAAAATCTAAATCTGTATTTGAAGCCTTGCTTAATACTTGTCCAGTTGTCCCACCTTTGAGATCCAAAAATGAGGTATCAATTCCATTACCCAAAGTCCTGATGGCAGCTGCGCCATCTTTAACTAAATCTGTATCAGCTGGGGTTGTCCAGCCGAAGTTTGATGTTGTCGGCATTAACTAATCACTCCAATCGCGTCTTGCCATTCTAAGGTATTGAGCACACTATTCCAGCTTTCTGCTGCATTGACCTGAGCCCATTGTTGAGCAAAGGCCGAGAACTCTGTTGGGGTAGCCAAGAAGGTAATCGATAGGCCCGAGACTGAGGCATTGAAAGTCCAGCCTTCGACAAAGCCAGTAAATTCGCCGCCTAGGATATTAAGGGGCAGATTGGTAATTCTGACTGGCTGGCCCATAAATATATTTAATAGGGCGTCTCTATCGGCGTTGTCGATTTCAGGGGATTGAAGCGGAAAGGTAATCGACTGGAAAGTATCTCTTGGATAGGCCCGAAGCTGGATTAGGCGATCTGCTACATCCTCGACATCGGCCGCGTTCTTTAAATAACTATTAAATTGTTCGGCAAATAGGCCAAAGCTGGCCTGAGAAGTTGTGTCCTGAGCAGTATAGGAACTATTAAAATTGTTGCCATAGTCCATAATTATTTTGTTGGCTAAATCGCCTTGACGCTGAATTACGCCGATGCCAGAGGCAATGGCGTGAGAAGCGTCTAAGTCTGTATAGCCGTTAGCAATTAGGTAATCCTGACGATGGCTTGCGTCTGCATATCCAATAAGACCATTAGCATCTTCATAGAGATAACCCAAGGCTGAATTAGCAATTGAATTGGCTATTGGGCCAATTATGCTATCTGTTATTTGCCGGCTGACCATCGTATATTCGCCAGCATCTATATCACCTAGCCCAATATTTTGAGCATTTGCCCAAGTTTCGGTGGCATCATAGGTTGCCCAAGTTTCTGCTGGTGGGACTTCGTTCCAAGAATTAAGAAGCAAATCATCTAGCAAATCTGTTATCTGAGCCCCGTCTAAACCTTCAGCCAAATTGCCATCAAAGATAGCTCTTTGCAATTTTGAAAGCGCTCCAATGGCAGTAATGCGAAGGCTAGTAATGACTGCACTAGATCCAGCGCTTCTTACTATTTGTCGCAAGTCTGAGACTCTACCGCCAAAAAGAGCTACATAATTTCCGCTAGTGTCCTTAATCTCAACTGTAACTGCGGTATTGATTGTAAATGAATAATTAGTGCCATTGGTATTTATAACCTCAAGCGAGCAATACCCAGCAGGAGTTGGCGAGTTAATATCTTGACGGCCAGAAGTAATAGTTAGATTGCTAAGAGTAACTGAAGTTAGTTCTGTGCCATTGACTTTGATTCGCCAATCGGGAGTCCAAAGGGTCATAGGATTTGAGCCGAAGTCCTTAGATCTCCAGCGCCAGTAGTTCCGCGATTAGTGGAGTTATTTAGCGCCAAGATAACAGCTCTGGTAAATCCTTCTTCATCAATAGCGGATGGAGCATTAACATTTATTACCACATTGCCTTGCTGATTAGCTGCAACTGTGCCAGCCACATTAAATCCAGAAGGAATTGCATTACCACTCGGAACTAGCGTTGCTGGAGCGCTAGGAGTTGATGCTGAAGGGGCGCTAGGTGTTGTTGAAGGTTTAGGGGCTACTGGAACGCTTGGACTGGGAGCGGTTGCTACTTTTGGAAGTGATGAGCTACTAGGTGTGCTAGGAGCTGAGAATGATGGCTTGGAAATGGTTGCAACATTTGGCAAAAGCGGAACGGCATTATAAGCGCGAATAAGGACATTTATTGCATCAATAGCAAAATTAACTGCGCTCTTGATTCCATTTACTACAAAGCCAATAACATCAAGAACTCCACCTGCCACCTTGCCAATGAAGCTAAGTGCTGAGCCAAGATTATTGATTAAAACTGGGACTACAAAATCTTTAATAAAGTTATATAGCGTAGTCAAAGAATCTTTATTGCGAGCAATTGCATCGGTAACTGGCTTAAGTGCGGCATCCTTAAATTCAATAAACTTAGGGATAACTGTATTGATAAAGTAATCTAAAAGCTTTTGCAAAGTAGGCAGCAAAGCAGCTCCTACTGATTCCTTGGCCTCATCAAAGCCGACTTTAAGTCTGGCTATCTGACCTTCAAAGGTATTGGCTTGAACTGTTGCTGCTCCACCAAAGGTTTCTGCTAGTTGCTTTACTGTGCCTTCTAATCCAAGGGTCTTAATTTCGGCAGTTGATAAACCAATACCAAGGCGGCTAAGAGAGCTTGTGTTACCTTCATAAGCTTTACCTAAAGCATTGGATACTGTTTCAACGCTTTTACCAGTAGCAGCTGAAATATCTAAGGCTAGGTTTAATAAATCTTGGGACTTAGTTACTGATCCTGTGGCAGTTGCTAAGCGCTGAAGAGCTGGACGCAATTGGTCATCAGCAACACCAGTAGCCAAAGAGGTTTTAAGTATCTGCTCTTCAACTGCTGAAATTTGAGCCTCAGTTGCTCCTGTAACATTCTTAAGAGCATTGGCTAATCTAAGTTGAGCAGCCTCATCTTCAATCGCTGCCTTAACGCCATCAACGGCTAACTTGACTGCGTAGGCCGCTGCTGCTGCAGCTGCTGCTGCAAAGGCGGCTGCTGCGACTTTGCCAAATTTCTCCATCTTGCCGCCAAAGCCTTCAACCTCTTTGGAGCCAGTATCTAGCTTCTTTTTTAAATCATCGACATCAGCAAGAATCGAAAGTTTAAGTGTTCTACTGCCAGCCATTACTTATCCCATTCTTTCAATATCTTGGAAAATGCTTCTTGCCATTTCTTAATTAATTCAGGCTGAATCTTACGAAGGGTTGGGTAGATAAAGTAGCCAGCATTGCCTCGACCTTTGCTGGGTGTTCTTCTCGGGAACTGACGCAAGCGATTAGATCCAAATTCATAACCCGCCCAGAGTTCTTTTGTGCTACCGCCACCAGAAAAGCGCTGACTAGCAAATCCGTATGAAAATTCGCCGATTTTGGAACTGGCTGAAATTTTAACGCCTGATGTGATTCTGCGGACTGCTTCTTGGCCAAAGGTTCTAGTAAGTCCATAGGCTTTAATTTCGTTTGCTGCGTAAGTAGCCAGCGCGCTAGATTCTCGTTTAGCTTGGCTAACGGCCTCGTCATCCATCGCTTTAAATGCAGTAATGATGGAGCGGAGTTCGCGTTTGTCATAGCTGATTGGTAACTCATCTGCCACCGCTACGCTCCTTTAATATCTCTATCGCCGTTAGAACTTGGTCGATGTCTGTCCAGTAAGTCATCGGTATGCCAGTTGCTATCGCTATTTCGACTATTAGTCTGTTGATGCTTCCTGGCTCGTAACTTTTGGGCTTTCATCTCCAATCGTCATCTCTTCAACTGTTAGCTCCCAAATCTCTTGAGGCTTGGTCGGCTTTCCAGCTGCTTCGCGCTTATACGCAAAGTAAGCAAGATCTAAGAAGTCCGCTTGCTGGTAGGCCGATATATCCTTCA